AATTATTCTATCCATGTCTATGTCGCCCATTCCAGGCAACCCACTAAAATCTATATTTCTAAAATCTGGAATTCCCGGAAAAGGTGTTACACCCGGAATGTAGGGTGGATATGCTCCCCTATCTACCGGAGCCGGAATTGGTTCTTCTACAGGAGCTGGGTCTGAAATTGGTGCAGGAGTCGGAGCTGGAACTGGAGGCGGTGGAGGTGGAGGTGCTGTTTGTGCTGGAGGCGGTGGATTTGCTCTTCTAAATTGATCGCCTATTGGATCAGGTCTTGTATCAGTTGGCATGAATGATTGAACTGGCTGTCTTGGAGCTTCATAGCCTTCAGGCGTAAAATACGCAGGGCCACCAACTACAAGAGTGCTTCTTGGGGGTGTAGGCATAGGTTGTGGCCCACCTCCTCCTCGATACATTTGATCTTTAAGGCCAGTAGATATAGCATCACGAATTCCCATTTAACAAATGCCGTAGAACTTAGTGCCTCTTAAAGCAGCTCCGCCACCACGAGAATTACCTTGTCCGTGTCTGCCAGGTTTACCGCCATTAGCAATCTTCTTAGGTTGTGAGTAGCTCACAGTTCCTTGATCTTTAATACTAACGCTTGGCTTAACGCCTTTTACTTTTTCCATTTCTCTTCACCTTTTGTTTTGCTTTTTCAAGCGCAATTGCTATAGCAGTTTTTTGTTTTTTACCGCTACCCATTAATTCACTTATGTTAGCAGATATTGTCTTCTTACTGCTACCTTTTTTTAAGGGCATACTATTTTTTCTTTTTAACTACCTTGGCCTTAGTCTTAACGACAGCTTTAAGTTTGGAAACTTTTTTTGCTTTTGGCTTGCTTTCTTTGACAACTTTCGCAAGGATTTCATCCGCTTGCTTATCAGCCTCTTTGGCGATTTTGTCGATGTCGAGATTTGCATTCGCATTGATGATCGGTTGATTGCCATTGATTCTGCGCTCCTCTTCTTCTTTTAATTGTTTCTTGTGCATTGCTGCTTGTTCTTGTCTTATTGAACTCATTTGTTGCCTCTCATAATATCCATTGCTTTAAATTGTGCTGATTGATCTATTCTTTCTCTTGCTATGTTGTCTTTCATCTTAGCAATGTCTTGTTGAATAACCAAACGCTGTTCTGCTAGCTGATTGCTCTGCATAGCTTTCATAGAATCAAACTGTTGACGTTGTGCAAACTCTTCGCGCTTGCGCTGTACATCATCAGCTTTAATGTCTAATTCTTTGCCTCTTAGTTCTACTAAAGGATCGGGTTGTTGGGGTGGTGGCATGAAGATAGAGTTTATTTGTTCCATCAACTGAGACACTACTGCAGCTACGTCTCTTGCCACCGACTCTTTTAATTGTTGTTGATACTGCATGCCAACTTCTGGAGGCAGTTGCTGTATCTGTTGCAATGTGCTTTGGAACTCTGGGTTCTGAGCATTTTGCTGATCAACAATTTCAGCAGCTCTAAATGAGACATGCTGGTAAACGTGTGCTTGTATTAAAGATAATACAACTGGGTTTGATTGTGCAGTAATAGTTCCATACAAAGATACATGAGAATTAATGTGCGAATCATGGTCTTGCCCTTGGAATGCTTGCGCTGGCATTCCAGCTATCAAACTTGCATTCTCACTTGCAGGGTCAATGGGTTGAGGTTGTGGAGGAGCTGGTAAAAGCTGTTCAATGTTTTGAACTCCCATAGAAGAATACATTCTTCTGTAAGCTTCATGGATTCCAGTTGGCCCATGAATCTCTGGATTGCTTTGTACTGTTCTCAATAACTCTTGCGCCATCATAACTCTTTGACTCATAGAGAAAGTGTTAGGATCTGAGACAGGTAATACGTCTACTCTGCTATCAAAATCTAATGCCTTAATGGTTTGATTACCATTGGCTGTAGAGTATGGATAAGCTGGAGGTAGATACTCTCCAAATACCTTGGCTAATATTTCAAATTCAATTCTTTGACTCGCATGCAATCTTTTATGAATGGCACTCATAACACGAGTGCCACGTTCTAGTAGAGCAACTGTTGTACCGACTGGCGCATTTTGGTTTCCATCACCAACTTGAATATCTGCGATAGATGCGAAACGCCTCCCGCTATCGACCAAGATCCCTAGGAGAGAGAGAAGGGTTTGACTTGGCTCCTTAAAAGGTAACGGTACAAAAGCGTCTCGCAAACTACCACCGGGTGCGTCCATGTCTCTGAACTCTCCAGGTTGTAAAGGCTGGTCGTCATTACGAATACGAATTCCTCTAGCTTTAAATCCAGCAGGTAAATTTGATAAAGTACCAGCGTCAATAAGCTGACGAAGAATTGAGGTTGCGGCTTTAGATAAGCCACCAATCATGTGAGTCAAACCAAAGCCATAGAATCCTAGACCTGGTAAGAACTTATAATGCACAAAGTAGTTGATGCGTTGTTTTAACTGATCATTCTCTTTGTAGTTTCTGCGAATAGATAAAACTTTGTTGTTACCAATGGTAACAATGTATGGAAGTTTAATGCCTGTGTCTTCACCTTCAGCATTCATATCTTCAAAGCCTTCGATGTCTAGCTCTGTGTGAATCTCATGTACTTTACAAGTATCATCATCATCGTAGCTTGGCTTAACTCCTTGGAGTTCATCGATGCCTTCTTGAATATCGTCAGTCTCATCTGCCATCATGTTGCCAGAGTCTATGTCTACATCGCTGTAGAAACCTATCTGTTGCAACTTGCGTATGTCATTCATTGGCATGTTAATTACATGCGTGATTCTTGTTGCACTGTGCAAGTCTGTGGCTGAATAAGGAACGATTAAATCTTCACTTGGAATAAACTTAGAGACTGCTCGTCCTAGGTTTTGGTCGTAATAAACTTTTCTAAAAGCTGAACCAGAAAGCGGTAGATAAAATAACATCTGATCTGTTTCTGGATCGTACTCTTTCATGACTTGCATGAGTTGATAATTCATGAACTCCTGAACACGAGCTGCTTGTTGTTCAGTCTCAGGAGTTGTCATGCCAAGCACCTGTGTTTTTACAGGCCCTTGTGATGGCAATAGTTCGTTGTAAGCTTGCGCTTGGAATTGAGTAACACTTTCTGAAAGCAACGGATGCATAACACCTGATGCGCCTTCAAATGGCTGGGATCTTTCTTCGTACTTCATGCCAAGATATTCAAGGCCTTCGCGGTATGTTTTTTCCCAGTCACCTCTAGAATCTTTATCAGACTCAATGTTGCTCATCAAATCATTCTTTAAAGAATTAAGATCAGAGTCAGGCATGATGTCTGCCAAGTTAGCATAAAAGTCTGTGTCTTCTGCTGGGGGTGTTGGCTCACCGAAAGCAATGCTTCCGTCTTCCATTTGCTCAAATGAATCTAGGTCTGGGTTCTCTTCGGTCACATCGACCTCGATCTCCATGCCTTTAGTTCGGTCTCTAACGTTTAGGTCAACCTGCTCGTCAAAGGTAATCGCCTTATCTATGTCTGCCATTATTTTTTCTCTATTCCAAAACCTTTTTTAGCTGCTCTGTTCGATGGAGTGTATTTTTTCTTTTTTTTATTATCAGATATGCTGGAGGCTGCTCCATATGCTGTTAAGCCAGCGCCGGTTGCGCCAAATGTATTTCCAGCTGCTTTTTTAATTTTTGCTTTTTGAGCAGGAGTCATACTGCTAAAGTCAGCAGTTTGATTCGGAGAGTCACCTAGTCTGCCTTGGCCTTCTTTTGGAAAAAGATTTTCTTTAAGTTTTTTAAAACCTTTTTTTAATTTTTTCGCTTTGCTCATTATCTATCTTTTGCCTTTCATATAAGCTTTTCCGAAACCTCTTTTAGCAGCACCAGTTGCTTTTCTTTTATTAACAGCTCCGCCTCTTGCGTAACCCTTGGTTTTCATCATTCCGCCTGCTTTCATTCCTTTGGATTTCATCATTCCGCCCCTTGCCATGCCTTTAGACTTCATCATGCCACCTCTTGCCATTCCTTTGGCTTTCACTGCACCACCGCCTTTCATTCTAGCTGGCATGCGTTTTGTTTTTGGTGCAATAGCTTCTCCAGGCATACGCATAGTTGTCATAACGGTGTCAAAGTTTGATGTCTTTGATTCTCTGTTCTTTCCAACCTTACCTTTTGAAGATTTACGCCTTGCAGCATTATTGTTTTTAGGATCAAACGCTCTTAAAACTTTTTTTGTTGATTTTTTTACTGGGGTAGCTTTAGCTTTAGAACTTTTTTTACCGCCGGAGGGTAGCGTAGGTTGAGCAACTGATTTTATTGCTTTTGCTATTCCGCTTTCTGGTTTAACAAATTGCGCTATTTTATTTGCTACTTGTAATTGAGGGGTTGCTTTTCTGTATGCGCCTCTAACAGCTTTTCCTGCTAAATCCTGAATCTTTGCTCCAACTCCACTCATTCTTGATTTTTTTGTTTTATTTCCTTTTGCCATAATTTTTACCTTTTTAGTTATTTCTGCCTGTTTTGTCTTGATTGTCTTCCACCACCAGCAACCCCGCCACCTTTTAATTTAATAGGATCGTAGTCCATTCCAGGTTTTGTTTTTGTCTTGGTAGTATTCTTAGTAGAAGTTGTTGTTGTTTTTGTGCTTGGCTTGTTTGTAGATTTTCCCTTAGATCTTTTATTAGCATTGTATTCAGCCAAAGTTTTAAATCCAGCTTTCTTTACTTCGTCCATGGTAACTGTGCTGTATTTTTTTCCGCGCCATGTAAAGACTTTGTCTGTGCCCATTTCTTTTCGAGCAGATTTAAAAGCTTGATCAAATGACATGCTTGCATTTGAACCTTCTTTTTTATCGTCTTTTGATTTTTTATCATCTCCATCGCCGGGCAATAAGGAAGCTCCCCCAATTACACCAGGGACTATAAATCTTTTCTTTTTAAAAAAAGGTCTTGTATCTTTCTTGGGAGCTGCTTTAGGAGCTGCTTTCTTAGGAGTTGCTTTCTTAGGAGTTGCTTTTTTAGGAGTTGCTTTTTTAGGAGCTACTTTAGGAGTTGTTTTCTTAGGAGTTGCTTTAGGAGTTTTCTTAGGAGCTGCTTTAGGCGTAGTTTTAGGAGCTGCTTTAGGTTTAGCTGGAGTAGTTGGTTTAACTACCTTGGGTTTAGTTGGTCTTTTTCTTTTTTTAGGCTTTACCTTTTTAAAAAACTCTTTTGCCCCTTCTATGTATTTATTTCCCATGATTATTACCTCTAATAATATATTCGTTGTTTAGGTATTGGTTCATCGTCTTCCTCATCGGAAGCAAGTCGAACAAAATTACCTTGACGAAATCTTAGTATAGCCTGTGTTGTTGAATCCACAAAGTCATCGTGTTCACCAAATGGAAAGGCTGCACATTCTTCAATCACTTCTTCTGCAAAGATTGTGTCAGGTGCCCAAACCATGCCTGCCTCAAACACTGGAGAAGCAGAGTGAACGCGGGTAACTTTGTCCTTCCCTTTTGTGGGTCGGTAGTTCACCACAGGTATGCCCATCATTCTCAACTCTTGCGTCAAAGGCGTACCACTTGCTTGGGATTCTACCAAGACAATGTCCGGTTGCCAATAGTTATATTCATCGTAAGCTGTTGCTTTTAAATCTGGGAAGTCCCAACGCCCTCTTTTAGCGTCCAAAAGAATAATCGACTCAGGCGCTCCATCGCTTGGTTTAAAGACACCCCAGGTCGTAATGGCACTATAATCAGCAGTCTCTTTTGCACTAAAAGCTGTATCATAAGATTGTAAAATATAACTGGTATTGGGTGGATCATCGTGCTCCCATGTCTGCCACCAATCTCTTTTAATCAAAGCACCCTCTTCTGAAGTAGGGTTCTGCATGTACTGAGAGTTCCATTTAGAAATAGGAATCGAAGCCTTCACAGCTTCTAGCTCTTCAAGCTTCCAGTAACCTGGCCACAAGGGTTCCCCACTTTCTAGAATCGCGGGAAGTTCTAGGATGTCCCATTGATCGGCATGCTCTTCACTCATGCGGCGTATAAGTTTCTCAGTAAGATCTAACGTAGACCAACGCGTCATCACGATAACGATTATGCCGCCGGGCTGTAAACGCTGGCGCGGGCCGGAAGTATACCACTCGTAGGCAGACTCTAATGCAGACGGTGAGAGGGCATCCTGCTCTGAATGAGGATCGTCAATGATAAGGAGGTCAGCTCCGCGACCCGTAATGGCTCCGCCGACACCTGCCGCAAAATACTCTCCGCCCTTGTTGGTTTCCCAGCGTCCTGCTGACTTACTGTCTGCTGAGAGGGTAACCTTGTCAAAGATTTGTTTGTACTCATCTGTGTCCATAAGGTTTCTCACCTTACGCCCAAACCTCGCAGACAATTCTGCGGTATGGGTAGTTTGCATTATTTTCATGTCTGGGCGCAACCCCATGATCCAGCTCGGAAAGAACACAGAAGCGAACTCAGACTTGGTATGACGAGGGGGCATGTTCACGATGAGGCGCTTACACTTGCCTTGCGCTACTGCTTCGAGCTTTTTGGCAAAGAGCTTATGGTGCTCGCCTTCGATGAAGCCGTCCCATACATTCTTAACGTAATCGATGAAGTCTGTCTGCGCTCTCTCTTTAACGCCCAGCTGCTTGATTCGATTTTGAATCATGACGATTTCTTTTAGAGCATCGTCTGG